GGCAGCAGGCGACGGATTCATGAATATTCAAGACGACATGGACGATCAGCTGCCGTTCAGCTAAAGAAGGGAAGTGGAGAAGTGGAAGAGATTACAAGAAACGAAGAAGAGAAGGGCGACAGAGAAACTATAAGACAAGCAGAGGTTGAAAAGTTCAAGGGATATTATAAAATGATCAAAAGAGAAGGAGCAGAACAGCTGCTTGAATGGCTGGAAGAAAAAGGATTCTTCACTGCGCCAGCAAGCACAAAGTATCACGGGAATTATGCAGGCGGACTGGTGGAACACAGCAATCATGTATTTGAAAGACTGTCAGAAATACTTCCGAAAGCTGGAAACGCAGAATCAATGGCAATAGTAGGGCTTCTTCACGACGTATGCAAGATTGACGCATACAAGCTGGAAACAAAGGAAGAAGTGCAGCAGTACACATATACAAACGCACTACCACTGGGACATGGAGAAAAGTCTTTGTTTTTGATCATGCGATACATGAAGTTGACGGACGAAGAAGCAATGGCGATCCGTTGGCACATGGGAGCATTCGACAACGCGGTGAAGGGCGGAAGCTATAACATGAACAACGCATTCAATCAATGCGAACTGGCAGCAGCGCTGCACATTGCGGACATGACAGCGACACACATTGACGAAAGATAGAACAGACGAAGAATAGGTAGTCAGAACGCGCAGGAAGGCAAGTCAAGAAAAGATTGATAAATATATAGACTTGTAGTATAATAATGGCGTGAACGAACGACACACACAACAGACGACGAATTGTTTGTTGTGTGTGTCTTTTTGTTTACATACTTTCCTTCGTGCTGGTGCTGCCGAATGGCGGCACTGGCAACTTGAAAGAGTGTGATTTTATGACGATAACAGAAGACCAGCTTGAAGCATGGATCAAACAGCTGATCAAAGAAAATAAACTTGAAAAGTTCTACAAGTGGCACGAATGGAGAGAACTTGCAGAACAGATCAAGAAAGAAAATAATTATGAATGTCAGCTGTGCAAGAAGCGTGGCATTCATACACCAGCAAGAAGTGTTCATCATGTGCAGTGGGTACGCAAGCACCCGCGACTTGCTATGTCAAGGACATATACATACAACGGGAAAGAATATGAAAATTTAATTCCTTTGTGTGAATCATGCCACAATGAGCAGCACCCAGACAAACGGGTGAAGACAGAGTACAAGAAACAACATTTCGTGAATGAAGAACGCTGGTGACAATCCCCCCGCCCAAAAAGAATCAGATTTTCAAATAAGGCTGGGAATCGGGGAAGGGGGTAGACAAAACAGATAATCGCGCGCACATGAGGGGGTGGTATATATGGCAAAGAAACCAGACACAAGAAGTGAAGACGTGAAGCGGATCACAAGATCAAAATTGTACAAAGAAATCGAAAAAGATCTTCGCGATCAGCTGGAAGCAAACGGGACTTTCGGGAAATTTTTCGAAGACATGATAAGCGACTACATGGCAATGTACGTCACAAAAACACTGCTTGTTGAAGACATTCAAAAGCGCGGAACTATAGTTCCGTACAACAACGGGGGCGGTCAGTCTGGCTACAAGAAAAATGAAGCAGTGGACATGTTCAACAAAACAAATGCACAAATGTTGAAACTTCTTTCAGAACTGGGATTGAAAGCCAGTGCCGCGATAGGTGGTGGCGACTATGGCGACGAATTATAGAGATATACCAGAACTTCAAGATTATATAAATTTAGTCGAAAATGAAGGCAAAAAAGGGTATAAAAAAGTATGTAAATGGCAGAAAAAACTTGTCAAATTTGTCAAAAAAGTCTTCGAAAATGAAGATTTAATCATAAAAACAGATCAACTTTCGAAATACATGTCTTTACAGAAGTATTTCGATTTCGGGTTGTTCGAATGGGAAAAATTTGTATTCACTTTGCACTGTTGCACGTTCAGACAAGACGGGCTTCCGCGATTTCCAGATCTTCTGGTATTAGTGGCGCGTGGAGCGGGCAAAAATGGATATTTAGCATTCGAAGACTTCTGTCTGATCAGTCCATATTGCGAAATAAAGCAGTATGACATTGATATTTGCGCCACAGCAGAAGAGCAGGCGCGCACATCATTCGACGACATCTACAACGTTCTTGAAAATCCAGCACAAACGAAGAAATTGAAAAGATTTTTCTACTGGAACAAAGAAGTAATAACTGGTAGAAAAAACAAGTCAAAAATCAAGTACAGAACAAACAACGCAAAGTCAAAAGACGGACTTCGTTCTGGAAAAGTAGATTTTGACGAAGTTCACGCATACGAAAACTACAGTAATATAAAAGTTTTCACAACAGCACTGGGAAAGAAGCCGCACCCGCGACGCACATACATAACGACAAATGGTGACGTGTGCGACGGAGTTCTGGACGATCTTGTCGAGAAATCAAAGAGAATTCTTGACGGAGAAATCAAGGACAATGGTTTTCTGCCGTTTATATGTATGATCGACGACGAAAAGGAAGTTCACGACGAAGAATGCTGGTACAAAGCAAATCCGTCATTGCAATATTTGCCGAACCTTCTTGAAGAAACACGAAAAGAATACGTCGAATGGTGCGAAAACAGATCTTCTTCAAGCGACTTTATGACAAAACGCATGAACTGGCGGCAGGGAAACAGCGAAGTTGAATTGACAAGCTGGGAAAACATTCTTGCAACAAAGCAAGAAGTGTCTGATCCGATTCTAGGAGAAATGGCAGTTGTGGGAATTGACTATACAAAGATCAATGACTTTGCTTCCGCAGGGATATTGACAAAGCGTGGCGCAAAATTCGTCTGGAAACAAAAAACGTGGGTATGTAAAAATAGCGCGGATCTTTCAAGAATAAAATATCCGCTACACGAACCAGAAGAAACGGGAGAACTTGAATTTGTGGACGCGCCAGAAATAGATCCAAATTTGATTGTTGACTGGATTGAAGAACAAATGGGAATGTATTCGATCCAAATGACAGCACTTGACGACTACAGATACGCATTATTAAAAAACGCATTGCTGCGGCTGGGTATCAGCTACGAAAATAAAAATATAAAGCTTGTCAGACCTTCGGACAAGATAAAAGTCGAACCGATCATCGACAGTGCTTTCAGAAATCACAATATCGTGTACGGCGATTCATCACTTATGCGCTGGTACACGAATAACACGAAGAAAGTGAAGTCGAAAAAGTATGGAAATTATGAATATCAGAAGATCGAAGCAAAAAGCAGGAAGACGGACGGATTCTTCGCGTTTGTAGCAGCTATGACAGAACAAGAATTGATCCCAGAAGAACAAGCAAGCAATGACATTCTTCCAGTATTTACAATGTAAGGGGGTGAGAAATTGAACGCAGGCGATTTTTTTTCAAGGGCATTCGGAAGAAATCAGCAAATCACGCTGAAAATGCAGATTGAAGAAGAAATCACAGAAGTTTTCTTCAAGGAACTTGCGACAGCATGTGCAGTCAATATGATTGCAAGCACAATCGCAAAGTGTGAAATAAGAACGTTCATAAAGCACGAACAGCAGAAAAAAGAAGAATACTATTTGTGGAATTATGAACCGAACCAGAACGAAAACAGCAGCGACATGATACAGAAGTTCATAACGAATCTTTGCTACGACAATGAAGTTTTGATTGTGGAACTGGACGGGAAATTGTACGTTGCAGATTCATTTTCACGAAGAACATATGCTTTGTATGAAGACGTATTTTCAAACATTGTGATCGGTGACATTACACTTCAAAAGAAATTCACATCAAGTGAAGTGATATACATGCAGCTGAATAATATAGACGTGAAACGGCGTCTTGAAGGATCATACACAAGCTATGGACAGACGATTGCAAAAGCAATCAGAAACATGATCAGATCACACGGACAAAAAGGAATTCTGGACATTGACGCGCAGACGTCAGCACAGAAAGACTTCGCAGAAAAGCTTCAAACACTAATGAACGACAGATTCAAGCCGTTCTTCGAAGCTTCGCAAGCCGTTCTTCCGTTGACTTCTGGCTACAAATACACAGACGTAACAAAAGACGGCGGATCCGCGCCGACGCCAGCAGATCTGAATGAAAGAATCAACTATGAATTTGAACTTGCGGGGCGCGCATTTAGGATCCCAAAATCCTTAATACTTGGCGACGTGTCGGACGTGGAGAAAATCACAAAGAACTTCTTGACATTCGCAATTGATCCGATCTGCGAAAAGCTGGGCGAAGAAATAACGCGCAAGCGATACGGCGTGAAGCAATTTGCAAAAGGAAACTATATCGACATAAACACAAATTGCATTCAGCATATTGACGTATTTGAACAATCGTCAAACGCAGAAGGATTGCTTCGAAGCGGTCTGTATTGTATAGACGAACTTCGAACAAAACTGGGTGACACAGCTTTGAAGACTGACTGGTCACAAAAGCACTATATAACAAAGAACTACACAGAAGCCGAACAAATGGATCATCTTGGAAAAGAAGGGGGTGAATAAGGTTGAAGAAGCAGGCACAAGCACAAGCGCACTATTGTTTCAAGCAGGAAGCGGGGAGCAATGTTGTGCAGCTGTACATTTATGACGACGTTTCCGAATACGGCGATTTTGACTGGTGGACATGGGAATACAAGGAAAGTGAAACTTCCGCGAAGTATTTCAAAAAGGCACTTGCAGAAGTGTCGGAATCTGACACAATCGAACTTCACATCAATTCATATGGTGGATCTGTCAAAGAAGGCGTTGCAATATACAATCTTTTGAAGCAGAAGAAGTGCAAAGAAATCGTTGCATATGTTGACGGGTTCGCATATTCGATCGCTTCTGTGATTTTGCAGGCAGCAGACAGAAGAATCATGGGACTTGGAACAAGTCTTTTGATCCACAATATGTGGTTGAGTATTTCGGGAAACGCAGAAGATCTTCGGAAAGCAGCTAACGATCTTGACGTTCTCATGGAATCAAACAGACAGATCTATCTTGAACGCGCAAACGTGACAGAAGAAGAACTGATCGACATGATGAATAAAGAAACATATCTGACGCCAGATCAAGCCGTTGAAATGGGCTTTGCTGACGAAGTGGACAGCAAGAAAGAAGCTGATCCAGAAGGAACAATGCAGGCAATGCAGCAACAGTTACAGCAAATGCGAAAAGCAATGACGGAACAGAAGGCATTCAGAACAGAACTTCTTGAATTTTACAAGACAGCAATGCAGAAGGACGAAGACGACGAAAACAAAGACGACGAAGACAAAGACGACAGCGGAACAGCTGACGATAACACAGACGAAGACGACGAAGAAAAGGATCAGAAAGAAAAGGATCCGAAGGAATTTGCAAATAAAAAAAGCCTTGTCGCTTTATTAGCGAAGGCAGCAACAAAAAATCTTGAAAAGAGGTAGAAAAAATGAAAAGTAAAGACGTTAAGGCATTAACCAGAGAAGAACTTGCACAGAAGTTCAATGAAGCATTGAAGACGGAAGATCCAGAGCAGGTGGCGCAGGCTATGGCAGACATGGCAGACGGAATTCAGAATGAGATCTTGGAGCGCGCACAGAGTATGGCAAATGTGGAACAGCTTGACGCGCAGGCATTAGCAAGCAGAGGTCTTCGCCAGCTTACTTCCGCAGAAAAGAAGTTTTATGAAAAAGTGATTGACGCAATGAAGTCAGAAGATCCGAAGCAGGCACTTGCACACCTTGACGTGACAATGCCAGAAACAATCATTGAAGACGTGTTTGAGGATCTTAGAAGAGAACACAAGCTTCTTGCAGCAATCAACTTCCAGAACACAACATATGTGACAGAATGGATCTTGAACAAGAACGGAAAGCAGAAGGCAGTCTGGGGAGCAATCACAGCAACAATCACAAAGGAACTTGAAGGCGAGTTTGAGAAACTGAACATGACAATGTTTTCTTTAACTGCATTTCTTCCAGTTGCAAAATCAATGCTTGATCTTGGTGCAACATGGCTTGACAGCTATGTTCGCGAAGTATTAAAAGACGCATTGTACTGCGGACTTGAAGAAGCTATTGTTTGCGGAACTGGTGTTGACATGCCGATCGGTATGATGAAGAATCTTGAAGCAAGCAAGCAGGACGGCGAAGCATATCCAGACAAAGAAGCAATCGTAATCACAAGATTCGACGCGCAGCAGTACGGCGGAGTGATTGCGAAGCTTGCAACATCAAGAAACGGACGTCCACGCGAAGTGGGAAGCGTGATCATGGTTGTCAATCCAGTTGACTATTTCAATAAGGTTATGCCAGCAACAACAATTCAGCGTCCAGACGGAACATATGCAAACGACGTGCTTCCATATCCGACAACAATCATTCAGTCGGAAGAAGTACCAGCAGGCAAAGCAGTTGTCGGAATTGCAGAAAAGTATTTCATGGGAATGGGTACAAGCAAAGACGGCGTGATCGAATATGACGACAGTTACAAGTTTTTGCAGCGCGAAAGAGTGTACGCAGCTTTCCTTTACGGAAACGGAAAGCCAGTTGACAACAATTCTTTCGTTGTGCTTGATATTTCTACACTTGAACCTATGGTATATATCGTGGGAACAGCGGCAGCAGCGGCAGCAGTAGAAAGCAACGAAACAGTGGAAGTTGAGAAGACAAGCTGGACAGAAGAAGAGTTGAACGCAATGNCTGTCGCACAGATTGAAGGGCTTGCAGCATACATGAAGTATGAGATCAGCGGAAGCACAAAGGACGAAAAGATTGCTTCATTCATTGAAGCACAGACAGCAGCGCAGGCGTAAAGAATAAGAGTGGCAGCAGGGCTTGAAAACCTTGCTGTCATTCGTTGAAGGTGGTGCAATATGGCGGAAACGGAAAAAGAAAAGCTTCTGGAAGACATTCTGAACGAACTTGACATAACTTTCAGTGACGAAGCGTTCGAAAAGAAGATCGCAGGGATCATGAAGCGTGGCAAAGACTATCTGAATGACAAATTCGGATCAGAAATTGACTATGAAAAGGACGGGCAGGCAATGGAATTGCTTGTTTCATACTGTAGATATGGTCGTTCGAATGCAATAGAACAATTCCAGCATGATTTTGCGCCAGAATTGACAGCACTTGCAATTCGCGGGGCGATTGAAGCGCAGCAAGTGACAGAGAATACGGAAAGCGGGGAAGAACAGTGAAAAGCAAATTTGAAGAATTCAACGACGGAATCATAGCACTGTATTCAGAGAATGAAGACGGAAAACTGGTTCGGAAATTTGCTGACGATCTGCGATTCGGTGAAGAAAATGTCAGTATTCAAAGACATTACGCAGCGCAAGCAGCGGATCAGCAAGTGGACAAAGTGATTCATGTGCCACTTCTGGAAGTTTTCGAAGCACACGACGTCGTTGTCATTGGTGAAGAACAGTTTGACGTTGACAAAGTGGACAATTTGAAGACGAACCAGCCGCCGATCACAAAACTGACGTTGATCAGATTATTGAAACATAGAAAGAAGGAATTTGCGTGAATGTAAGTGCANGGGCAGCAGTAAAACCAGAACAGCTGGGGCAAGCATTGTCGGACATGCTGATTCNGTGGTCAGAAACAGAAGAAAAGAAGTTCTTTGAAGCAATTGACGATTCTGCGGAAAAGTGCAACGAAGCGGCGAAGTCGTATTTGTCAAAAGNACCACGGCGTTCTGACTGGCGAATACAAGGGGCATTTTGCAACTGAAAGCGAAATGATAGACAAACATCACAAGCAGGCGACATGGTACGTTGAAGCACCAGAATATAGACTGACGCACTTGCTTGAAAATGGACACGCAAAAAGGAACGGCGGAAGAACAAAGCCAGTTAAGCACATCAAACACGGGCGCGAAATTGCAGAAAAGAACCTTGAAGAAAAAATGCAGAACTTATGGCAGGGGTGACGACATGGAAGATATTGTTGAAGCATTGGAAAAAGAAACACAAATACCAACGGCAGACACGGCTTTCACGAAGCCACAACAACTGCCGTTCACAGTTATACTGGACAAGACGGAATCAGACGGCGACGACTTTCATATTCGATTATTCGGTCACGATCTTGCAGTTGAATTTTATGCTGAAAGAATAGACAGATCGAACGAAAAGAAACTGGAAGAATTCTTCGAACGCAGAAGCTGGAAATGGTCACGGGAAAGAACGTGGCTTCCAGACGAAAAATGCTTCGAAACAATCTATCAAATATCATTTACAGAAAGGGTGTAAAGAATGAAAGGATCAAAAGAAAAAGTTACAATGGGAAGTGGAGAAGTCTTCATTGACGAGTTCACGGGCGAACTTCCAGAGTTTGAAGAACTTCTTGCGACAATGATGAAAGACGAGAAGCGCGCGGGCTGGATCAAAGGCGGCGCGTCAGTAGAGTACAAGCCGACAATGACAACGGAAAAAGACGATCTGGGACATATCGTGAAGGAAGTGTTGACAGACGAAGAAGCAACATTCAAGACTGGTCTTTTTACTTGGAACGGCGAAACACTTTCAAAGCTTTGTTCTACTGCAAGAGTAGAAACAAAAGGAAAGTACAGAATTTTGAAGGTAGGTGGAACAAACAACGACGACGGCAAGCAGTATGTCATTCTGTTTGTGCATAAAGATCCAGTGGAAGGAGATT